GCCTGCGCCGCCTCGCGAAGCGCGATGATGTAGCCGCGCACGCCTCCCGGCAGTGTGTGCATCTGCCCGGCCAGCGCCTTGAACCGCTCAAGCGTGTCGGCGGCAGCGTCTTTGTTTCCCAACAGTTGCGCCTTCAGGCCCCCGAAGGTCGCCACCAACACCGCGAGGGATTGCCGCACCTTAACGCCAGACATCTCCTCTGTCAGCGACCGCACCTCTTGCTGGAAGGTCGTTAACTCTGGCTCTGTAGGCGGCTCTACCACGCGCGATATTGGGTCTGGGGCCGGCGTCGCCGAGTACTGCCACCCCAACGGCCTGGGGTGAATGGGCTTCTTTCCCTGCCGCTGCGCCTCTAGCTCTTGCTCGCGCCGGATACGCTCGGCCTCTCGATGCAGATCGCCAAGCGCGAGCTTGACCGGCACGCGCCACTTGTCCCAGAACTCACCGATCCGCTTAACCGCCCCCTCGAAGACCACCATCACCGGATTCAACGCATCGAACTTCTTTTTGATGTCATCGAGGCTGGTACCGGCATCGTCCAGGACTGTCGCGACATCGCTATCGTCCATGTCATCGACGATGGCCTTGAACCACCCAGATACCGACTTGGTGATTCCCTCGAAGGTCGAACGCACGCTCTTGGCGAAATCCGCCAGCGCTTTGCGCCCCTCGTGGATGGCGACTGTGTAGATATCAGCCAACACCGACCCGGCCGACTTGGCCACGCCGGCCACCGCCGCCACTTCCTGCTTCGCGCCATCCACCTGCGCCCGGAAGTCTTGCCACGCCTTGATAGCCATCGCCACTGGCGGCATCGTGACGGCGAATGCCGCCACCCACGACCCCGTCAGGTCGTGCAGCACGATTGTCACGCCGGCAATCGCCAGCCCTACGGCGGCAACCTGCGCACCAAGCAGTACCCACGCACCCACGCTGACCTTCGATGACGCCGCCAACGCGCCCTGGGCAATTGCTAGGTCTTTCTCGGCCGTCGCCAACGTGGCCGCTGTCGCCGCCGCCTGCCCCTGCGCAAACGCCAGCTTCTGCTGGGCACCGGCCTCGGCGTTGGCCGCTGCCGCCGCGTTTAGCTCTGCAACCGCCAGACGCTCTGCGTTGACAGTGCCCGACAAGCGCTCCACATTGAGCGCCGTCTGTGTTCTGAGCACAGCGTCTCGCTTTATGCTCAGGACGGTTTCAGCGCCTGCTACTGCATCAATCGCCAACCGGCTCCGGTGTGATGCCTCGGCAACGACCTCCTCCGCCACCGCCAACGCACGCGCAGCCCTTGCCGACGTCGAGAACACCGTATCGAGCGTGCGGATCGGAGCCACGAGCATGCCGACCGAGAAGGCTGCGCCTTTGGTAATGGACGCGATGATGCCCGTAGACTTGCCGATCCGCTCGTATATCTCGGTGAGCATCCGTCCAGACGCCAGCGTGTTGGTGGCGACGTTGATCCACGTGTCCCCGGTCTTCACTAACTCCTGGAAGGCGTTGCTCGCTGCCGAGACGCCCTTGCCGACCCCGTACAACCCGACGGCTGAGATCGCCGCGTACTCGGCAATGCGTTGCAACCAGTCGGGCATCTGTCGCCATGTATCGATGACCGCTTTGGCGGCCTGCCCAACGAATGACAATGCGTCTTCGAGCAGCCGGAACGCCTGGCCCACCATCCGCGTCAGCCGGCCGGTGATGTCGTACCGCTCATTCAGTTGCACCAGCCAGTTCCAGAAGTCCTTGATGCGCTGTGCAATGGCCTCGACGTAGGGGATCGCTTGCTGCACCGCCCCGGCGAATGCCTCGATGCCTCCGACCACGGCATCCACGCCGCTCTGCATCAAGTCGTCGGTGAAAATCCGCCCAACGGCATCCCTGATCTGCTGGAACGTCTGGGTCAGGACCGGCGACCGCGCCACGGCCTTTGCGATGTCATCAAACCACTGCTCGATGGCGAGCCGCGCCTGCGTCAGCATCTCGCCGAGGCTCAGTTCGGCCTCGCCAGTCCTGGCCACGTACTTGGCCATCGCCTCCAGCATGGCGATGCGCTTGGCCTCGAGCGACGCGAGCGGCGTGAGCTTGTCGGCCGTTGTGCCCATCGCAGCGGCGTACTTGCGCTCGGCCTCCTGGGCGTTGATCGTGATGCCGATCCGCTTGAGCACGCGGTCGTTCCCGCGCGTCAGCGCGTTGGTCAGCATGTCAAGACCGCCGGCCGCAGACCCGCCCGTCGCCTTGCCTACCGCCCGCGCCGCCGCACCGAGCACGTCCATGTCCTTCGCCGTCAGCTTCATGCCTGCGGCGAGCGCGGAGTTCAATGCCTCCATCTGCGCCGTCTCATCGACGGTGCCCTTGAGCGCTTTGTTGAGGTGGTTGATGAGGACGTCGCCCGCGAGGCCAGCCGACTCGGCCAAGTTGTTGAACGTGTCCTCGATGCCGACCAGGCGGGAACCCTTGCTGGCCAGGCCCATGATCGCAGTGGCAATCCCGCCGATAGACCCGACGACTGCCACAGCCGATCCGCCCACCAGCTTCAGTGCGGATACCATGCGGCTGCTCGACTCGGCTGCACGGTCTCCGGCCGCGACGATGCCATCACCCATCTTGCGGGCCGCATCCGACGCCACCGACATCTCGCGCACCGCCATCTTGACGGCTGGCGTCAGGCGATCCTCCAACTCGATCGCACCAACGATGGACCCGATGTCGAGGATGTCGCCCATGTACCGCCCTACTTCGGCTGCTGGTTATGCGCCTTCACCCAAAGTTCGGCGATGCGCTTCTGCTCCTGCCACGTCTGCGTCCTCGGCCTCGGCCCGGCCGCCTCGCCGAACCGTAGCAAGAACTCTTCGAGGGGTCGCTCGCGGAACGGATGCTCGCGTGACGAGTTGGCCCAGAGCGCCGCGTTCCAGACCGCATGCGCTACCGATGCCGAGCGGTAGTCATCGCGGACCTCACCGAATGGCTCTAGCTCTGCGTACGCCAGCCATTCCATGAACTGCTCCAGGGTGATCTCCTGGAGCATGGCATCGACGTTGGCCCGACCAATCCGGAGCGCTAGTCGATAGGCGAAGCGTCGGTATCCGCTTCGCCTGAGTCGTTTTTTGCGTCCTCCTGCGCCTTCTTGACCACGTTCATCTTGTTGAGCTTCAGGATCTGCTCAACGATGCGAGACACCACGGCGTGATCGCGCTGCTTCAGCCGCTCCAGCATGTCCGGAGCGCCGATGCGCTTGCCGCTCGTGTCCACCAGGCTCTTGATAATCAGCCGCAGACCTGCCGTGCGCTTGGCCTTGCCCTCGGTCGCATCCACCCAGTCCAGCATGTCGCCGGCGCGGAGCGAGCCGATGCGAATCGACCCGCCCCACTCCGGCACGTCCACGACCTCGTACTGCGTGTCGTCCTTCGCGAACATCTCGTCAATGGACAACAGCGGCTTGTTGACGGTTTCCATCCCTGCCTCCTTTTGCGGTCTTCTCGGCATCTTCTGAGTCGGTTCTTCTAGTGCCTTACACGCCGACCGTCACGGCCCCGATCAGCATCGGCCCGCTGAAGCGGATCGTGATGTCGGCCGACAGCTTGCCGTCCACGGGCGCGTGCGGCACGAACTGCTGCACCTGCCCGCTGGCCACCCACGTGGTCGCGTCGGGGAAGATGAACTTCCAGCCGCACATCTCGTTGTCGATCAGCGCCTGCTGGAGTCCGGTCAGGTGGTCATGCGTGGCGTTGCCGGGGATGAAGTTCACGCTCACGCTGAACGCGCCCCGGCGCAGCACGCCGAGCACGTAGCTGTCGATGTCCTCCTGCTGCGTCGTCGCGTCGAACTCATTGCGCGACAGAGCCGGAGGCGTGATGTCGCCCAGTTCGCCGATGGTCGTGAACACGCTCGGCGTCAGAGCCGGTGCCCGCTGGAGCAGGGTGCCGTGTCCACTCATTGCATTGGTTGTCATTGCTGTCTCTCCTCCAGCCGCCCCTATGACGGCTTCTTGTCTCCGACCACATTGAACGCCACGCGCGCGCGGCCACCCGTCGCGTCACGCCCGATCCCGAACGGCAGTTGCAGCACACGAATCTGCCGGTACCACACCCCACCGATCGTTCGGTTCCGCACCAGGATCAACTCGTCGTGTAGCCGCTTGGCCAGCGTCCGCGCGGTCACATAGTCCGCAGCCCGTACGACGATCTGTGCCCCAGGCATTTCCATTGATGCCCCGGCCACATCCTGCACGAACTCCACGCCGACACCAGCCGTCTCGATGATCGACACGTGCGGCCCTTCCGAGTCTGGGATGACGGCATCGGCCCCGATGTAGGCTCCGCCAATCAGTCCCGCTCCCACCAGCAAGGTCTCGATGTCCTCGGCAAACATCACAACTTCTTCGCGCGCCGCGCGATGCGGTCGTGCATGAACGGTGCGCTCTCGCGGATCACGCTCTCGATAAACTTTGCCTGCCCAACCTTGTGGAACGCCTCCAGATCCTCGTGGACGTAGATGGCATAGGGGGCCGCCGGCCCGCCCGCCACGATAGCCGTCACGATGGTGTCGCCCTGCTCAGTCGGGCCAGTGACGTGAACCGTGCCTTTCAACGTACCGAGATCAACTGGCGTCCGTTCCTTCGCCTCGGTCGCATCCACCTCCATCTCGATGCGCGTCGCTCGCGCTACCTTGTCGCGGTTTTTCACCGCGCCTGCGATGTAGCCCATCGCCAGCCGCTCGGGGCTACCGGAGATCCACCGGAAGCCGCCCCTAGCCATGCGCCGTCTCCGGAAGCTCGGCCAATGCCTCCTCGAGCGCGGTGCCGAACCGCAACCCTATGGCCGGCCAGCGATAGTCAGGACGCTGCACCAGTTCCCGCCCGCGCTCACCGTAGGACCGCCGCAACAGCGGCTCGCGGTAGAGCAGATCCAGCGCCGACACGAACGCCTGCCGGTCCGGCAGCCCGCCGAGGACGTTGACCCGGCCGCTCGTCGCGGCCGTGGTTGGGCACGTGACCTTAATCACGGTGTCTTCCGGCCACTCACCAAGCGCCGACCAGTCGGGCACGATCTGTGGGATGCCACACGCCATTCCCTCCATCGTCGTCAGCCCCCACCCCTCGCCCTGCGTCGTGGAGACTTGCACGTCGAACGCCGCATAGGTCTGCGCCATCCTCGCCTCGCTGGCTCCCACGCGCACGGGCGGCTCGCACAGCATCAGGTGGTGCTGCACCCCGTAGTACGTCGCCAACTGGAGACAGTCATACCCGGTCTGATCACCTGTCGGCGCAACGTGCAGGAACAGATAGGCATCGCGGACCCCGGACTGGCGCAACCACGTCGCGAAGTACTCAATGGTCAGGTCCAGCCGTTTCCGCTGCTGGTTCCGGTTGACGTTCCCCACGATGAAGGCGTCAGCCACCGACTCCGGCAACCCGAGCGCCTTGCGCGCCTCGCGGCGGTCCTGCGGGCGGTAGGTGTCTAGCTCGACACCCAGCGGGACCACTGCGCCTGTGCCGTTGAATCCTCCCTTGCGCGCCTCATCCAGCCCGTACTGCGTCCAGAACACCGCGAGCGCCAGCCCATTCAACTCGTGACCTCGGCAGTTGAGGCCGTCCACCGCCACCACGCCCACCACCGGCACGCCAGGCGAGTGCTCACCGATGATCTTCATGTACGGCGCGAAGTTCCACGGGTCGTTCTGGATGACAATCGCATCGGGCTTCACCGTCTTCAGCACGTACGGCAAGCGCCCGATCCCAAAGGCGTCGCCACCGCTGAAGCACGGGTAGATCGGATACGGCCACGGATGCGGGTCGCCCAGGTAGTTGATGCC